AAACAACGGATAAAAAAACAGAAGTAGCAACTTTAGATGTAAGTATGTTTACTCCAGCGGCAGGCGAAGTCACCGGATTTGAGAATATCAATTCTGCTGACGACGTGTCTATACCTTTTTTAAGGGTATTAAGTCAAGTGTCGGGTCAATGCAATCAAGCTAGTAATAACTATATGCCGGGTGCTGAACCGGGCATGATTTATCAAACCATTGACAAGAAACTTTACGATGGACAAGAAGGAGTCGATGTTATTCCTTGCGGATACAAACGAGAGTTTGTTGAGTGGGATGCTAATCAACAAGGTAAGTTGATTAAAGTACATAGTGCTGATATCGATTTAGGACAAACGTCTAGAGACGCAAACTATGTTCTTAGAATGGCTAATGGTAATACCCTTAAAGAAACTACACGGCACTACGTGATGATTCTTGACAAAGAAGAAGGTGTAAAGAAGGCACTTATAACTATGGCGGGTACTGCAATTAAACAAGCTAAGGCATGGAACTCCATGATGGATGGTATACGACTGCAAGGCAAAGAGGGACCAATTACCCCTTCTATGTTTAGTCATATCTATACACTCAAAACAGCACCTCAATCTAATGCTAAGGGAACTTGGTTTGGTTGGGACATTTACAAAAAAGAAATTGTAAAAGATGCTAAAATCTACGCTGAAGCTAAAGCCTTCGCGCAAGCAGTTGGTAGAGACGATGTAAAAGTTGTCGACGAGAACGAAGAGCAACAGGCTCCCGTCTCTTCTGCCTACACGGCTTAAATACTAGGGCGGCGCAAGCCGCCCTTTTCACTATGGGAACAGAATGTCAGAGAAGTTTAGAAATATATTTAAAGGGCTTAGTATTGCCTATGGTAAATTCGTACCAGAAGATAAAGATATTAATGGTAAACTTAAAGGTAAGAACCAAATTGTTAGGTGTCCCGATGGTATACCCGACGAACTTTGGGAAAATCATTTAGAAGGTACTGAAAGTTTAGGTGCTATACCGATTGACGAAAACAATAAATGTCGTTGGGGTTGTATCGACATAGACAAATACAATGGTTTTGATCACCTTGAGTTGATTAAAAAGATTCGAAAACATGGGCTACCTTTGATCGTATTTAGATCTAAAAGTGGTGGTGCTCATGTCTTCATGTTCTTCACTGTCCCTGTGAAAGCGGCTCTCGTGCAATCTAGATTAAAAGAATTTTCTTCTTTTCTAGGTTGTGCGGGATCTGAAATTTTTCCAAAACAAGTAAAGTTGTTATTGGATAAAGGGCAAACAGGAAACTATTTAAATTTACCTTATTTTAATTCAGAAAATGGCGAACGTTACGCAATAGATGATCAAGGTAAACCTTGTAGTTTAGAGCAATTTTATACCTTATACGATGTGTATGCGCAGAAAAACGCAGATGTAGATTTTATTAAGTTAGAAGATTTTTTTCAAGACGGACCACCTTGCCTAAACACTTTACACCATAATGGTGTACCCGAAGGAGGGCGCGATGAAACTATGACTAACGTAGCAGTGTTTTACAAAAAGTCTGGTAACTCAGAATTTTTATTAGATTTATTAAACATCAATAAAGATATGTGTGACCCTGCATTAACACAACAAGACATTGAGAAAATATATCGTTCTGTATCGGGTAAAGAGTATGACTATGCGTGCAATAAAGAACCATTATCTTCTAATTGCAATCGTCGAGAATGCCTACGCCGTAAGTACGGCAAGGGTCAAATAGAAATGGAGATTGCAGCAACTGGTTTAGAAAAGTACGGTACTGAACCGCCACTATGGTTTCTATCTCTTGAAGGTGAACAGTCCTTGGAACTAGAAACAGAAGATTTACAAAATCAAAATCGTTTCCAAAAGAAATGTATGGAGCAGTTAAATAGCATGCCAGCGCAGATGCCACCGGGTCGTTGGCGAGAACGTATTCAAGCGTTATTACAAAATGTAAGTGAGCCTGATGTACAAGGTGTTAGTAACAAAGAGATTTTTATAGAGCATTTACGTGATTGGTGCACCAATAAAGGTGCGGCACAAGTGAAAGAAGAGATTATCTTAAACAAACCGTATCGTGATAATGGCAAACATTATTTTTTATTAGCATCATTAGAAGATCATTTACAAAAGAAAAAGTTTACTGTCTACAATCGAAACAAGATGTCTAATATTTTAGAGAAAGAATTAAAAGGTAATCTCACTACTTTACGTATGCCTAAACCCGACGATAAGGAAAAGAAAATTAAAGTGTGGTCAATACCAGAGTTTACTGATGAGTTCGAGGATATCGAAGTTGCTACTCCGGACATGAAGGACCGAAAAGAGTATCAAGCAGAGTGACGAGCATAATAAAAGTTCTTGGGCCGCCGGGCACTGGTAAGACAACCACTTTACTTAATTATGTAGAAGACGCTATGGTCACAACCGACATTAAAAAAATAGGTTATTTTTCTTTTACTCGCAAAGCGGCCGAGGAAGCACGAGACCGAGCAGTAAAAAAGTTTAAGTTAGATAAAAAAGATTTTAGATGGTTCTCTACATTGCATTCTTGTGGTTATCATTCAATTGATTTAGAAGGTCGCGCGGTAATGCAGAAAGAACAGTTTAAATCTTTTGGTGACAAGATTGGTTTCAACATGTCTAGTGTAGATTCTGAAACTGGTATATCAGAAAACTTTTATTTGAATGAGTATGCCTTGGCTAGAGCACGTGGCATTTCGTTAGAAGAGCACTACAGTAAGTATTCTGACCCTACGCGAATAAATTGGAAACAACTTAGTTATGTTGCTGAAGCGTATGATTCCTATAAAGAAGAGAATGGTTTTATAGATTACACTGATATGCTTTACGAGGCAGTGAACGAAAATTTATTACCCCACCTAGACGTAGTGTTTATTGATGAAGCACAAGATTTAACACCTTTGCAATGGGCGATGGTAGAACATTTTGCAACTACCGCAGACAAATTATATTTAGCTGGCGACGACGACCAAGCTATTTATCGTTGGTTAGGTGCAGACGTAGAACGTTTTATTGAGTACCGTGGTGACGAAATAGTTTTACCTAAATCGTATCGTTTAAAAAAATCAGTACAAGATTTTGCACAGAGCATAATTAGTTTAACTAAGAACAGAATAGAGAAACAATGGGAAGCACGAGTCGAAGAAGGCTCAGTGCACTACCACCAAGTCATTGAAGGGGTTGATTTTTCTAAAGGAAACTGGCTTATTCTAGGTCGAGATCGTTTTATTCTAAAGAAACTTGAGGACGCTTGCCGTGAGCAAGGTCTGTGGTACGAACGTTTAGAACGCAAAAAATTTACTAAGCCTATAGCTAAACGAGTGTTTGATGCGATCATTGGCTGGAAAGAATTAAGCGAAGGCAGAGCCGTTGATAAAAAAACTTTAAAGAAAATATTTTTTTACAAACAAACTAAAAATAACTTTCAAGATGTTTTTGATAAACTTAACGACAGTCAGCTTTATGATTTAGATACGCTGAAAGTTTTACTAGGACCGTTTAGTGTAGGCAGTTGGTTACAGGCATTAGACAAAATTAATTTACACGATCGTGCTTACTTAATTAGATTAAACGAAAGTGACGAAGATATATTTTCAACCCCAAGGATAAGAATATCCACAATACATGGTGCAAAAGGTGGTGAGTGTGATAAGGTACTACTAGCAACAGACATGAATGTAAAAACTTATAGCGAATACCGCAAGAGTGCGGACGACGAACAACGGGTATTTTATGTTGGCGCGACTCGAGCCAAAGAAGAATTACATATATTACTACCACAAACTAACATGCACTTTATGTTATCACTATGACAAACGATGTATTAGACCCAGTTAACCACCCAAAACATTATAAAAAAGGTGATATAGAGTGTATTGATGCGATTAAGTCTTGCTTAGGTGAGGGATTTAAGTATTATTTACAAGGTAGTGCCATGAAGTATTTATGGCGTTACGAACATAAAGGCAAGCAAGTAGAAGATCTTAAAAAAGCTACTTGGTTTATACAGAAATTAATAGAGCTACATGAATCAAATTAATTTATTTACGTACAACGAACCTATTGAGTGGACGGCAAAGGAATATTTTCCAGACTTGTCTAAAGAAAAATTTATTGCCATTGACTTAGAGACGTGTGACACCAATTTAATTACGCACGGTTCCGGTTGGGCACGTGACGATGGTTATGTAACTGGTATTGCTGTAGCTACGGCAGAGTGGGAAGGCTACTATCCTATTGCACACAATGGTGGTAACCTTAATAAGAAGACCGTAGTAGAGTGGTTTAAAAAAGTTGCAGGCAATAACGCAGAGAAGATATTTCATAACGCTTCGTACGATTTAGGTTGGCTCAGACATATGGGCATAACCGTCAATGGTATCATACACGATACCATGATTTCAAGTGCGTTAATTGACGAGAATAGATATTCGTTTACTTTGAATAGTTTAGCTAAAGATAAATTGGGACGAACCAAGAACGAGAGTGGTTTAACACAAGCAGCCAAAGCACACGGAGTTGATCCGAAAAAAGAAATGTACAAGCTACCAGCTATGCACGTTGGCGAATACGCTGAGATGGATGCACGGCTTACGTATGATCTATTTATATACAACCAAGAAGAAATTAAAGCGCAAAACTTAGAAGACATCTATGATTTAGAACGTCGACTACAACCATGTTTAATTGATATGCGCGCGCATGGGGTACGCGTAGATCTTGATGCGGCAGAACAAGCACGTGCAACTTTATCAGCACAAGAGAAAGAAGTTATGCATCAGATAAAGAAAACTTCTGGCCACGACATTGAAGTATGGGCGGCAGCTTCTATCGCTAAGGCTTTCGATCATTTAAATATAGCTTACCCAAGAACACCGAAGAGTGGTGCCCCAAGTTTTACGAAAAACTTTCTATCTAGTAATGAACATCCGTTGGCACAGATGATCGTTGATGCACGGGAAATAAACAAAGCTAATAGTACCTTTATTGAAACCATTCTACGTCACCAGCACAAAGGTCGTATTCATTCGGAAATACATCAGATGCGCAGTGATGATGGGGGGACGGTCACCGGTCGTTTTAGTTACTCCAATCCAAATCTACAACAGATACCAGCACGAAACCCGTTTATTAAAAAGATTATTAGAAGTCTTTTTGTACCTGAACGAGGCAAACGTTGGGGTACGTTTGATTACTCACAGCAAGAACCACGTTTAGTCGTACACTATGCACACACTGACGGTTTAGAAGTTGGTAAGATAGTGGAAGGTTATCGCAAAGGCGAGGCTGACTTTCACCAGATGGTAGCCGAGATAGCCCAGATACCAAGAAGCCAAGCCAAAACAATTAATCTTGGTTTATTTTACGGCATGGGTAAAAACAAACTTATGACGGAATTAGGTATTGACAGCAAAGAAGCCGAAGAGATTATCAACACTTATCAAAGCAGAGTACCATTTGTGAAACAGTTGACTAAAAACTTAATGATTGAAGCAGAGGCACGTGGCAAAATCAAAACTTTAAAAGGTCGTATATGTCGTTTCCCTTTCTATGAGCCAAGGGAGTTTGGTAAAAAAGGTTTCTTTAAGACTAAAGAGGAAGCTATAGAGGCCGAAGGTCATGGGCAATATAAACGCGCTGGTACTTATAAGGCTTTAAATAAGTTAATTCAAGGTTCTGCGGCGGATCAAACTAAACAAGCAATGGTAGATTTATACGAACAAGATGGTATTATACCACATATACAAGTGCACGATGAACTTAATATATCAGTAGATAACGAAAAACAAGCAAAGGAAATTGCACGTAAAATGGAAACATGTGTAGAACTAAAGATACCTAGTAAAGTAGACTATGCCTTAGCGGATAACTGGGGCGATGCGAAGTAATGGAAGACAATATAGTCAGTGTTTCGGTATGTCCGGGTTGTCATAAACTAACTACTATGAAAGTAACGTGTGAAAAAGAAAGTTTGTTCTATTGCAAATTATGTTTTGAACCATTCAAACAATTTAAAAACGGTAAACTAGTCTACGTACCTATTGGTATTGCCCGTGCCATGAACAATAAAATATCTTTTGTATTTACCCCCGAGTCGTCACTACAAGATTCTATTAAAAACGATTTAAATGATTTTGAGGAATCTGAGTTCGAGTTCGAATTTGAATACGACCCAGATATTGACCCCGACGAATTAAATTAGTCACCTAACTCTGACATTCGGTCTAGCATAACCCCAACTACAGTGGATGGCGTACCATCCGAACGATAAGTAGCGCACGATCTTAAATCTTCTAACGGCGTACCGTTTTGTAATGACACTGATACTAACCTACCAACTTCAGTTAAAATATCCGGACGTTCGGTGCCGGCTTTACCGCCACCCGACATCCATGCTTCTTTGATGCCACCAAAGTCAAAAGATACGGTTAATAAATAAGGGGTGCCGTTGTTGTCACGGATAGTTTCTTTGTAACACGGTCTACGGTTATCTAATTCTGTGCGCATATTGTAATGTCTCCCATTTTCTTCGTAAACATACCACGGATTTTTGTTGGGCACTAGTCAAACGCGCAAACTGTCCCGTATGCATAACTCTTTGGTAATGATTAACCGCAGCGGATATATTACCTTTGGTCAGTTTAGTCGGCGAAGGCCTAGCGTTGTTAAAATACTTATATTTTTGCTTTCGTTGGTCGTAATGCACGACAATATTATCTATATTAGTCATATTATTCCTTTCTAGTTGACATTTAACTCGTATTATACTATATATTATAGCATAACACAATAAAATATGGAGGTTTCCATGATTTTTGAAGATAATGTAACGTTACAAAATACTGCTGTAATGGGTGAAGATGCCATTAAGTTAGCAAATGAGAACAATTTTTTGCGTAACCAAAATGGAGCATTGAGAAAAAAACTAAAGGAGCTACAAGTTTCTTTGGAACAAGCTCTTGGACCCCAATACAATAGTATTCGTTAACGTAAAAAACAAGAAAGGAAAAATGATGCCTGACATCAACCGCTACACATCTGTCTCTATTACAAAGAAGGCACACAAAGAACTAACGTTAGTACAAAAAGCTATGTCTAAAGAATTTGGCGCAGATCTATCGTTGGCTAAACTTATAGAACACTTAGTAAGCGACAAAAGCAAAGCACTGAAATTGAATGGTCATTCAGAATAATACATCTTTGATCACCGCTAAATACCCGTACCACGAAGTACGTCGAAAGACGGTCAACGGGCGCAGGCATTACGAGGGTGAAGGTAAGTTTTTACCCTCTGTAACAACTATTCTATCACAAACAAAAACTAAAGCTGACTTAGCTGGTTTAGAACGTTGGAAACAACGGGTCGGTCTAGAACAAGCGGAAGCTATTAAAAACCAAGCGGGTTCGGTAGGTACGGCAATGCACAAGTTTCTTGAGTGTCACATTCAAGGCGTAGGCTATGATGACCGAACTAACATCGGAGTTATTGGCAAACGCATGGCACAGTTAGTTATTAAAAGTGCGCTACCATCTATGGACGAGTATTGGGGCACGGAAGTAACTTTATATTACCCAACTTTTTATGGTGGTACGGCAGACTGTGTGGGAGTATGGCGCGGTCAACCAGCAATTATAGATTTCAAGCAAACTAACAAACCAAAAATTGAGAAGTATGTGCAAGATTATTTTATGCAATTAGCCGCCTACGCTATGGCGCACGATGCTTTGTACGGCACTAAGCTAGAAGCGGGAGTAATTTTAATGGCTTCTCGTGGCATGAACTTACAAATATTTACAATTAATGGGGATCGTTTTGACGATTATAAATATCAATGGTTGAAACGTTGTGAAAAATATTTTAATTTAGGAGACTAGAATGAGAACTTTTGAAACTTACGACGCTGTTAATATACCTAAAACGGAACTTAAACCTTATGTTTACAAGAACCTAGCGTTGCTAATGGCAGGCGATTGGTTTTTAGATAAAGGCCTAGCAAAATTAATTGTCGACGCGATACCTGCGGTAGAACGTTTCGAAGCTAGAGAAGGTTTTGAAGATCCTGCAGAAACGGAACTAAGTAAAATTATTACGGAACCTTTAAAAGAAGTTTACACCATGCCATTTTTTTCTAAAGAGTTTTGCAATATGTTAATAGACGAAATTGACAACATGGAAAAAACTATTGGCTTTGCCCCTAACGAAGAAGAAATGCCACAACATCAAATAAACGAATTTGTATTGCAAGAACATGCGCAAGATTTATATATTTCATTTATGAAAATAGTCTTGTCTAAAATGAATGTGGTGTTCGAAACAATATGGAACCGTCAAGTGGTGGCGGGCGGTATACAATTAGCTAACTACAATCCTCGTGGTATAAAACAGACAGCTTGGCACCATGATTCGTTATCTGACATAAGTGTAGTAGTGCCTTTAAATACTGGTGACTACACTGGTGGCGGTACTGAGTTTCATAAGCGTGGAAAAATAGCACCATTGCCAACAGGCAACGCTTTAATTTTTCCTAGTTTTACTCACTTACACCGGGGTCTACCCGTAGAAAAAGGTGACCGGTATCTGTTAGTGTTTTGGTTGCAGTTTGAAGAACGCAACGAATCTTTTTATGATAAATTAAAATAAATTATGATTAAGTGGACAACAAAAGAGTTAGTGACAAGGCTAGAAAAATTTTGCGAAAGCCCTGAAGGTGCGAACGCTAGGATATCGTTAGCGGTACCGTTAGGCTTTGGGTCTAAGCCCAATACCTCATTTGATATTCGTAAAATAGATTTGGTGCCGACGACTATTATTGGTGCTAAAGAAAAGTATCGCTTAGTAATTGTGATACAGGAACTATAATGACCCATTATTTACTGCAGAAAATATATATTTGGTCAGGCAAGGTAAACAGTTGGGCGTGGACTAAACTTTATGGCAAAAAACCCACCTAAGACGTTCGCCGAACACTGGGACGCTGAATTAAAACTGTTGGCAATGAGCTACGAACAGTCAAAACATCAAAAACAAGAACGGTTAAAGAAATTAAAAAAGAAAATTGACAAGTCTAGCAAATAGCATTATAAAGGATAGTAAGACCAGTCAAGGTAGGCTGAAGACCCCGCAGAGTGATTGAAAGCAATGTAGTTCCGGGGTATATAAATAGGAGGGGACTTTGTCCCCTCAGTATTAACAGAAAGGAACCATTATGAAGAAAACAGGAATCAAATGTGTGACGTGTGGCGATTATGTCACACTCGACTACTGCTACGACTATGATTTATGTCTAGATTGTGGCCCCATGCGCCCCGAAGACAAGGTCGACGTTAAAGGTGAGTTTTATCAGAAACTACGTGATAAAACGAATGCATAAGTTCTTATTAGAGGTGCTGATTATCACGGCAGTCTTTATTGGGATCAACATTGTCCTCAAAACTACGTTGGAAGCGGCAGAATTATACTGCTACGACGGGGATACCTGCTACCTAGCAGGCGAACCGCTCCGGCTGTTGGGCGTCGATACGCCGGAAATTCACAGCCCGAAATGTAACGCGGAATTAGCGTTGGGTCTCGCAGTCCGAAATTATGTGAATGATTGGATTGCTATAGCAGATAACGTGAGTGTGGTACGTTCCGGTATACATGGGTACTATGGCAGAGCCCTTGTAGACGTGTATATTGATGGTCAAAACTTGGCAAAAACCCTTATAAACCGCGGTCTTGGAGCGCCGTACGTTGGTCGCCGAACGACGGACTGGTGTTGAAGTTATATAAGGTATAAAATAATAAATATTAGAAAATAAATATTTATTAAAATAAACACGGATACATAGGATACATAGTTAATAATGTCTAATTAATGTTGAAATATAAGGAAATATTAACAGAATATGTATACCAATATGTATCCAAAATGTATACTTTGAACAGTATACATTTTACGTTTGCAAAACTTATTTTAGAAAAATTAAATTCTAATAAATCTCCTATATTCCCTATATGAAATTTGTGTTAACAATTGTTTATGTGATTGCATCCTTGCCGGTAGGGCACGGCGATCGATTGCAGTACGTGGATTACGAAACTAATAACTGTGAGGAAAGCTATGAAAGACAAATTACCCAAAACCAAGATTGGGATGACGCGCACCAAAAAATCGCCGTCGCCTATGTCTGCCATCAAGAAAAAACTTTTGACTAGCATTACTGCGATCGATGCCCCTAAAGGCGAGCCAACACATGTCAAAGTAGGCTATCGTGATATTAAAATAGAATGGATAACACCGGATTTTAAAACAGATACATTAACGGATTGTTTTGGGTGGTATTTAGCTCGCGAAGGTAAGATCCAAGTACAGAATTCATTAGGTGGTCAAGAAAAAGCTAACACAGTACTACACGAAATATTACATGCGTGTGTTTATGGTAGTGGTTTAAATCAAGCAGGTGGTGCACTTAAAGAAGAGGATAGTGAAGAGATTGTAGTCAATCAAATCACCAACTATCTTATGGGGGTGTTCAGGGATAACCCGTGGTTTCTTGATTATTTGAAGAAAAATATTAACGAGCCTAGTTAATTTTCTTTTTGTCTTTAGGCACAGTCACTTCTTCTGCTTGTACATCAATGATTTTCATTTCACGCATTAAGTCAGCAATCTTTTCGTCTACCTCTTGGTCTGTTAGTTGATCTAATTTACCATGCTTAATAATCTTTTGGTCGATGTATAAGCCCCCCGCTTTACCTCTTGCAATTTCTGCGTTGACGGCTGCTGAATAAGATCCTGCTGCTAAGGCTACATCCCTTATCTCTTGTAATTTTTTAAAATGTTTACCCGAAGTGATTTGGTATTTTTTCTGTAAGTCTTCGCGTTCTTGTTTGATGCGTTCAGCAACTAGTGGATAATATTTCGGGTTTTGTAGCATGGAGGCTTTAGATCGAGCACTAGCTTCAGGGTACCCCGCCTTAATTGCCGCTTCCGTTGCGGTAATCTCGCCTTCATTGTACACCAATTCTTGTATAAAAATAATTTGTTTGCCTGTAAGTCTGCTTGGTACGCCCATTAGTCCTCCTTGTTTCGCTTGTCCCTTTTGCTTGCGCTTGTCCCTTTCGCTTGTCGCTTGTCGCTTCCCATCAACAAAAATAATTCTGCTGAAATTTTATTTCGTAAGCTAGTGGAGGGGGAAAAAACTGTCTTGTATGTCATAACTAGCAACCTACTATATGTGGTAAATGATGTCAATGTAAATTAAATAGCATAATGATAAAATAAATAGCATAGTGCTATTGACATTCGTTAAAAATTCATATCTAATAAATACAGTAATTAACTAATAACGAGGAGACTAAATTATGAAATATACGTTTGTAGCAAAAACCTCCAGTGGACTTGTAAAGGCTTGGGCAACTGGTAAAGATAAAAAAGGTACTAAAGAATATTGTTTAAAGCAATTGAAGGGCAGGTTGGATAAAAAAATGGACGAAGCCTACGAACAAGCAGAATATCGTGTTGTTCAAGTAGATAACAATGATTGGATAAAAGAAATAGATGAGGAAGAAAAAAAGTCTTCGTAGGAAGCTCGAGGATTAACAAAAAGAAAGTAAGCCGACCCATAGCACCCCCTAAATTGGGGTGTTGTGATAAAAACAGAAAGGAATAATTATGTCAGATAAAATACAATTAAAAAAGAGGTTAAGCAAATGAGTAATCCCTTTTCACAACCCAACGACATAACAGAAGACGAGCTAACAGAAGCAATAAGGATATTGTGTGATTTTGTTAATGACCATCACGAGAAAGACGTTAGCAGAAATGTTCGTAGTGCAGTAATCTATTTAGACAAAGCTATGGCAGATGA